CTGCATGACCAGCAGCAACAGTATCTAATTCTGTAGTATCTGGAAACTGATCAAAAATTATCTTATTCTTTGGTTTAACAAAGGTAGTAAACTCTTTACACTTATCCTCACCTGGTGTAGGATCTTCATCCTCACTTTCATCTTCTGTAAATGAATTAGCAACTCTACCAATACTACCCATAATCATAGGCATCTGCCTATCAGGATCCAAGAAGAATCCCACCACCCATGTACCAGACTCAAGTTGATCTGATATAGAATGAGCACCACCAGGAGTATGTGGGTTGGTAACAGGCATCATAGTCTGTGCCCAACCCAAATCCTCCGTTTTAACCATGTTACAAGATTTCGGATGATGCCCTACAATTCGCACACGATGCCTACCAGACCCCTTAGGATCCTCACCACGACCCGATTCAATTTGTCCAATGAACCAATTGAAACCATCGGCACCAATTTGATTGGTGGGAAATAAACTAGATAGGGCAGAATCAGTCATTAGTCGTATACTCTACACTCCATTGCATCAGGATGATTATCACAATATTGATCCAATTTCTTGTCTTGGTGTCTTAGATGATAATCATTAATACCAGTCTCTGGTTCATCATTTTTATGATATTCGTCATAGTATGCATGAGCAGTCTTCAAATCCTCCTCAGTATACTCAATCATACCATGATTAATATGTTCTTTGTGATCTTCTGGATCAATGTAGACCTCATGATCTAGGTCATGTCGTCGTGCTTGTGGATTTGTACCGTTTGCCATATGTTGTTACCTAAACAGTTTTAGATGTACTGGCTTTTATGCCATAGGAGTCTCTAATCAATTCTAGCACAGTATAGACCTTTCCACCAGTCACAAAGAACTGATGTGTTACTCCCTTAACCAAGTAAGTCCCACTATGCTCTGGATCCCAAACTTCATCAGTACGTAGTACTTCTGCTTTTTGACTTGGTATCCTGATTTCAACACAATCACCTGCACATAATTCTAAATGTCCTGTTAAAGAAATGGCTAAGTGTTGATTAAACATAATACCAGATCTGCCTATAGACTGTTGAAGATAAAACTTCTGATAGTCTTTAACATCCACCCCACCGTCAGTTGCAGCAGGGCCAGAACCATCAAACCAAAATTCATTATTAACCACAGTTGACATTATTCTAGTTGGAGACTTAGATAGATCTGTTTGTCCTTTTGGAAGACTTGTCTGACTACCTAAATGAACCATATCATGCCATACATTATCCAGAGAATAAACATACTCCTCGTACTTGCCAGTATTTAGGTTGAAATAAGCCGATAGAGAAGAATATGCTCCTTCTCTCAATTTTCTCATCATGTTAATCTCTTGAATATAATTAACCTCCTGAATTTTGTTAGGATTCTCATCATCTCTTTTGGCAGGAGTAACTCTGAACCAATTCCTTTCTTCTTTATTAACAGGTTCAGTTGATGCTAATCCATCAAAAGATCTAAAATTAAATCCCCTATTAGTCTGAAAGAAAACATAACCAGCACTACCATCTTTGGTTAAGTTGGCATCTGCTCCAACTTCACTATCATTACTAGTGTCTGAAGTTTCACTAGAAGGATCCTTCAATATTGATCTAAATTCTGTATAGTCTTTATCGGATACTGCTTTCATCTGTAAGGATTTAATAACAGAGAAAACCGATTGTTTTCTAGGAATAACTTGACATCCTGTCTTTGTCTTTTCACAATTAATCTTACTCTCAGAAACCTTCAACTTCTCTTTCAGTAGTTTTGATACCACATCAGAAATTAATCCGCTCTGAATCATAGAAAGACGAACACCTTCATTATTCAACCCCTCATCAGAAATCAATCCTAATGTATATGATTGTGTTCTTTCTTCAGCAACTCTATTGAATACAGTCCACACACGATAGTGATATTGATACCTCTTCTTAAAAGCATCCTCTACTTCAACAACTACCTTCTCATTACCTTGAATTGGCATAGAACTCATAAGTGACAAAGCATTATCAGACACAACCATCTTAGCTTCATAAGACGGAGAAAAAATATCCTCCATATGATAAAAATGAGTAACTAATGGTGTTATATTTGCATGTGGTTTTGTCTCTTCACCTACCTTGTATATAACAAATGCAACAGGAACAAAAGATGAAGCGTATGGTTTTGTATTAGGTTCTGTCATATTCAACCGCGATTATAAGGATCATTAAAAAATGGTCCTAGATCCATATGAGGATTATTAGCAATAAGCTGTAATGCTGGTTCCTTCTCAACCACCTCAGGTGTAGTATTTATTGCTGTCAACTGAGCTTGCTGTTCATTGTAATTATTTATTTTACTAGATTGATTCTCAAACGATTCCATATTGATATAATCAGTAGTAGCACCTCTAGATTGTGGAGAAGATAAATTATTTTTAATCTGTTCTTGTAAATATTTCCTTATTTCTTTACCAACGTATGCACCAGCATCATAAGACATAGGGCCTAAGATAGAATTTATAAGGGATGTTACAACACCACCTCTTACACTACCCATACCCCCCATTGCTCTAACAGGTCTTTCAAATGCCTGACGAACAGCAGGAGTAGGACCAGTTTTTACCATCTTTGGTGTGAATGCCTTCCAAGGTCTCCATCCCTCAACACCACTAGCGCCAGATTTAAATGCTTTATTAGTTCTAGTAAGTTGTTTAGCATCATCTGCCATCAATCCATCTTGTCCTCTCCATCGTGCAGTATTTTCATTAGGAACTCTAGCATTTCTACCTTTATTCCACCAATTACTAATACCATTATATGCATTACTTACACTTGAAGTAATGTTACTAAGGTTACCTCCTCCAGTACCTTTTACCCCAATTCCACTTGTACCTCCTGTTCCAGGTTTCCCTGTTCCACGATCAGACAGATCATTATCTTCACTAGAATTTCCAGTTCCAGCCCATCCAAGGAAATCCCACCAAGCTCTCTGCTTTTGATCCCTATTAATCATACTATCCTGTTCTTCTTTTCTAGCCTCTGTCTTTTCAGCAACAGAAATAGATCTTATTAAGTTATTAGTAATTGAATTACCAACTCCAAATGCACTGAGAGGAGTTAAAATATCTCTAAGTGGACCTACAACATCACCAGCAAATTCTTTCTGTCCTGCCAGTGTTTTACCCAACATATTCATAGTAACAATACCAGCAGCTTTTGGAACAAACTCCACTGCCTTCCCAACATCTGCAATAGCATCATCTAAGTCAGGTGTTTCTGGAGCTTCAGCAGCAACAGCACTCTTCAAAAAACCATCAGGAAACTGTTCAAATGATGGATCTTTGGGTCTATCAGTACCCATTTGGAAATTCTGAACTATTGAAGTTTTAGGAGATACCCGTTCTTGTCCATCTATGAAAGCATTATTATTCATGGGTATGACCATCTCACGATCATGAAGTATCGCAGGATATCCACTAGCAGGTCCATCTACAATACCACCCTTAGCAAGTTTAGGAGCATCCTCCCAAGGATCAGGTATACGCTCCCTATCCTCTTGCTCATCACGAGCATCACGTGCTTCAAATTCTTCTCTATCCTCACCTACCTTCTGAATTACCTCACCTTCATAATCCCTCTTCTCTTCGCGCATCTCTGCAGCTTTTACAGCAACTTTCTTACCTTGTATTTCATCATCAACCATATTATTATTATCTCTTAATGCACCAATAATAGCATCTAATTTATCTCCCAGTGTATCCGAACTATACTCTAATCTCTTAATAGTACCAGCAAGTGCATCCTTAACTTGAATAATACCTTCATCGGCATCATCCATCTTCTTACCCATGCCAACCATACTGGCACTTAAAGAAAATGCCACAGCAGACATAAAGGTGCCTAACTTTTCATCCCTTACTACTACAGCTTTCTGTTTATTACGTGTACTAGAAATTGTTGGTCCACTTACTAATGGAGTATTTGAAACTGGATTAGTTGTAGTTGCAGCTTGATCTCCTCCAGGAAGTGCCACATTAGGAAATGGTCTTTTACTAAACCTCGCCATCATAGCAGAGCTTGTTGGTTTAGGATTTATTGGACTTGCAAATGGAGTTGATTGCCCCTTAGAGATATAATCCCGCATAGAAGCAGGACCAAAAGGTTCCTTCTGAAATCTTTTACCCAACAACCCCATTGGATTTGGAGTCATCTTATACTTCAGAGCTTGTCCAAAAAATTCACCACGGCGAAGCATGGGATCAACACCCCACTTCTTACCTTCATATTCTGCTCTACCACGTTGATCATCCGCAAGGCGACGAGCATCTTGGAACTCATTCCACAAATAATCTGAGATAGAAGCAGTTAAATCTCCTGAATATGTCTTCTGTAATGATGCCATTGGTTTATACTGCTAACGATCTCATTTGATATTCAAAAAAGGAATTATTACTTGAGCTACTTCTAGTTATATGAATTCTATTATTCTCTACTGTCGGCTGATTCACAATAACCGCAACAGAAAATCCTCCTGATCCAGCTTTCTCCATCAAATCTGCCATCTCAAAACTATCCTTATCCAACTTATTAGTAAGAGCACTAGCAGTAGACGTAGAGTTAAAAGAAGTATCACCAAGAGATACTTGCTCATCTCCAAGAGTTGCCTTAGGAAGAATACGATCTTGGCCAGCTTTTATAAAAATAGACTTTAGCCATTTATTATTATTATCTTTACCCCAAGTTGTAACCCGTTCCCATCTCGTGCCTTGGCCAAGCCATCCCACAACCAGTTTATCTATCTCCCACCCATCATTCCTTCGTGTTGCTCTAAATACTTCTTTTTTCGGTCCCTTAAATTCAAATGAGTCACCTTTTCTTATACCAAAATTCTCAGTAATAGATTTTGCCCAGTCAGCATCTCCAGATTTTGGTTTAACTTTATCTTTATCTTTATCTTTATCTCCTGTATCTCCAGGTTTTGGTTTCTGATATTTTCTCGCCGCTATACCAGCTGGTTGTTGGCCAGTACCCTCAAGAGGATCAAAACCGTACATACGTAAATATTTCAACACAGCTTTAGCATAATCATCTTCACTAAATCCAAGCCTCATATTATCTGGATCCAAATCTGGAGAATAATATGGTAGAACTAATGCTAGTCCTTCAGCTCTTGTAAGATGAGCATTATAATTCTCAGCTTTTTTCCCTTTACCAACTTTATGCCAAAATCTAACATGCTCCTCTGTAGCAGCTTCTAAACCAGAATATTTTGCCCATTGGTTGGGCCCATCCATAAAAAATCCTCTATCCCCTATACCTTTTTGACCAAATGCATTAGTTCTACCAGAAGCATTGAAAATATTCTTATCATTAGGATCCATCCATCGTGTCTCATGCATTGATTGAGCAGCTGCAATTTCAGGATATGTTGCACCATATTGATCAGCTAACTTATATACCATCCAAAAATACTCAGAGTCTGATAAATTGGTAGGTACTGGACCTGTTTTCATGTTAGATCTGTCAACCGTTCCTCCTGTTCCCTTACCCACAACCGATGGATTCGTTTTAAAAGTAGGATCAATTATACTAATTAATCTTTTATAATGAACATATGGTGTGTTCCATGAACCTGCCGCAAAAAAATCTAAACTTGTATGAGGTGCAGTTGTACTTCCAATTCTTTCTCTAGGATCCACACCTTTAACTCCCATCCTACCCAACTCATCACCCCATTCCACCGTATCCCCAATTCCTACCTTTAGAGCACCATCAGGAAAATGTGCGTATAGACCATCAAATTCTTGTCCCGTTTGAGGATCAAGACTCCTAATAACAACATAGTTACCATATCCAACTCCTGGTTCATTATCACCACCTACTCCATCAGGATCATAATCATGATCTATGTCAACCACTGTTCCTGGGAACATCGCTCTATTCATGCCATTTTTAGGAGTAAAATCAGCACCTGGTTGTCCATTATCTGGTCTCACTTCAGGGTGATGAGTACCAGTATATGTTGAAAATACTGTGCCACCAGTGTTTGTTGATGAAGGAGGTTGTCTACGTAATGGATTTAGATTAGAAAGAAGATTGGAAAGAGGATTAATACCAGATGAAAAAGATCTACCCATATTTAAAAACGATGGCAAAGATCCTCCCATAAATAAATCTTCTTTTTCAATATCATGTGATGTTGTTTTAACTCTACCAAGATCAGAATTAAATGTTATATTAATCTTAGAATAATCTAATCCATCCTTCATCATTTGAGATTTAACATCTGTCTCTGCACCTGCAGATTGAGCAACTGTAAGAGCAACCGAGGTTAACATTGCACCCATCGTATTTAAGGACTGCAGGAATCCATCCATAACTTCATCTCTATCTCCCTTAGTCAAACGAAGTTCTTGTCCATGCAACATACCTGGACCTTTTTTAGTAAAGGCATTTTTTGTTCCACTCTCGTAACTGTTACCTTTCTCAATATCACGTGTAATAATATAAGAATCAATACCAAGTGATGCACCCGTTCCTACTGTAGGTATAGAACCTGCTACACCAGATAATAACTCTAATCCTGCACCCTCATAATCTCCCTTCAATGCTCGCTCAACAGCAAAAATTGCTCCTGCTATCCAACCAAATGCAGGTATCTTCTTAGTACCAACTTTGCCCCCTTGCTTCAGTAATTGCTTTCCTATTCCTCTCTTAGCAACACCTTCTGCTGTCTCTCTAAGAACTATGTTTCGGATCTTTTTACCAGCTGGACCAGGAATACGCCTTATAATACTTGAAGTAAGGTTTCTCCTAAACTTACCAGGGATCCCTTTGATCATCCTCCCCCTAGCTCTGATCCTTCTAGGAATATATCTCCGAAGTAATCTCTTTACAATATGAGCACCTGCTCTACGTGCCAAAAATCCAAGGAGTCCTCCACCTCCCTTATCTTTTCGCATAGCACGAAGCAATGCCCTACTACCAAAATTCCGACTTCCTTCCTCTAACTCAAGTTCTTCACTTGATGTCTTTGCTCTTTGTTTCTCCTTCTTCTTTAATTCGTTCTCCTTGCCAAAAATCTTTAATATCTCATCAAATTTTTCCTCTAAAACTTCATTCTGATCAGAAATTAACTTATGAGTATCAGCAACACTAGTACCAAGAGTACTAACAGAAGAAGATAATTCATTAGCCTTATCCTCTAACCTTATAAGCTTTACATCAAGTCCAGCACCAAATAGCATAGACACCCTTTCTCTAAGAGCAGGGTCTTTTACACTAATAGCCTTTGGATCATCTTTTAGTAATTCTTTAGCAGCTTTCTTAACAGCAGGATCTCCCTGTCTTTTATCAATCTCGTTTTCTTCGGCACGACGTTTTATTTCATCCCAAAGTTTACCAGCTAAAAAACCAGTAAAGTCACCACTAAATGTCTTACTTAAACCTGCCACTAACGTTTCGCTTGTTGTTGTTTTTGCTTAAGTTCATCCAAATATTGCATCAGGAAAGTAGTATAAACTTCTTTTTCCCAAGGCATCATATTTTCAATTTCACTTAAGCTATATTTATGGTACTGCATCAGAGCAAAATTCATTCTATAGTACCCCTCCAAATTATTCTGAAAGAGTGCTATGCGAAAAAACTTTGTAGTCCCTCAATCGTGTACTCAGATTCCTTTCCAGTATTGGGGTTTGTGACCTTAAAGGTATGACTCAACTTAGGACAAGTAGTATAAAACTCCTGAATTTTCTCAAATTGCTTAGTAGTCATACTATCTACAAATGTGCGGAATTCCTTCTTTGTAGTTGTTGATGAATCAAATACCTCTTCTTCAGTGAATATCTGATCAATAGAATCTGCAATAAATCCATAAACCTCTTCGGTCTTCATTTCTTTTTGCAAAAACTCACGATCAACAAATTCCTTCATACTAGGATATTTCATCATAATGCCAGTATTATCATCAAACATGATTTTGGCATTGTGACCTTCTAATTTAACCACCTCAACATCATTAATATTAATTTCTGCATCTACTTGAGTCTCGTTATCATCAAGACACGTTACAGTCAAATTAATCGTTTCCCCAATAGATGCTGCTCTGATCTTCAAAAAGAGGTATTCCAGATCAAAACTAGGTAATGTATCTACTTTAATACGTGAAGTAACGCAATTTTTGATTAAATCCTTAACTGCAGCAATTATCTGTTTTTCGTCTTTCGCCTCAAGTGCCATCAAAAGGACTTTTTCCTCTTTTACAAGAAATGGACGATATTTGACAGTTTTGCCTGTAGAGGGTAATTCCAATTCATACGTAGGATACCCTAACTTTGGTAATGCCATAAAAATAATTTCAAATCGTATATTTATATATAGCGACTTTTTCACTCAAAAATATGCTGAGTAAATTTTCCGAGTTTTATGGAATCAAAAAACCGAATTTGCTGAGTTATTTGCCGTATGCAACAGTGTGACGAGTATAATATAAATTAACGTTAACCCTTGTCAATTGAGATGATCCGTAAGCAAGAGGTACTGCGTCAATTGCATATGGATAAGCATTTTCTAATATGTAAACTACTGGAACTCTCGCATTTGCTCCACCAGGTCCAGCTTCAGACTTTATAATTTTAACGTTAGCAACATAATCATCAATATATGTCACCCTATTTGTACGTTGGGTAGCTTTGGGACTCACTCCCAACGCAGGTTCCATCGTTGGTTTATAAGTTGTACTAATACGAGATTCGCCAAAAATATACTCATACCAACCACTAAAAAACTTTAGTGGTATTAATTCAGCATCACACATAAATCCTAGACCAACATCAGTAAAAATCCTAGTATGAGGATATGAAATACTACCTTCTCCTAAATATCTTCCTGATATCGTATTAACAGCAGATTGAACATTAGGTAACTGTGCTTCATCACAAAGCATATTAACCACTTCCCTGTCTGTAGAAGAATAATAGTTCTTACAAAAATCTAATCCCTCTACAGATGGATTTTTAAACTTGATATTAACATCAAAACCAGTAGTAAGAGACATTCCTCCCTTACGACCTATCCTTGACATGAAATCGTTTATCTTAGTTATTGCTGCCACTCTAAATATAAACTATGGGAATCTATATTATATATGGCATATTCAGGTCTTTATAAACCAGCGAACCCCAAGAAATACCGTGGTAATCCCACTCGTATAACTTATAGATCATTATGGGAACGGAAATTCATGACTTATTGTGACCACACCTCATCCATTTTAGAGTGGGGAAGTGAAACTGTAATCATACCATATAAATCACCTATTGATGGTAGACCACACAGATATTATCCTGACTTTTATATCAAAGTCCTTGAAAAGAGTGGTAGATTTGCTAAGTATATTGTAGAGATCAAACCCAAAAAACAAACCAAACCACCAGTTAACAAAGATAAAAGAACTAAATCTTATAGAAATGCTACCCTAACATTCATGAAGAATAGTGCCAAATGGAAGGCTGCTAAGGGTTACTGTGACGACAGACAAATGAAGTTCTTAATACTAACTGAGGATCACTTAGCGGTATAGACCAATGGCAGAAGGATTTGGAGGATTTAAGGACATCCAACGTCCTCACCCAAAAGAAGACGCAGGATATAAAACCATCTTTGAGAAGGTACAGGAAGCTGCTGGAGGAAAAACACAAACATACTTATGGTATAGAAATGCTGTAAGAAGAGAAGCACTACATTACAATAAAAATCCAGAGAAACTTATACGAGATGAAATACAAGATCGTATGGGATCAGATGAACAAGAAGATGAAAATCAATTAAGGAAATGGGCTGTCGCAGGTCACATGTATCTCTATGAGTACAAAGCAAAATATGCAAACAAACTACCTTATTGGGATCAATTTCCGCTTGTTTATGTGGTTAAAGCAAACGCTAAAGAATTTTGGGGTGCCAACCTACACTACTTGTCACCAAAGAGAAGAGTATGGTGTGTAAAGAGATTACAAGAAGGAAGAATTGATATTCCTCGCTTTTGTTTCCATAAATACTTAACCGAACATGTAGATGGTTATTTTCTTGATCTATCTGCGGATGAGTGGGCATCAGCTATCTTATTACCTATTGAATCCTTTGTTAGAAATGTGAAAGGTAAAGCAGGACAATCTTCCTATAATAAAGAGGTTGTTTGGGATGATGGCAAAGATAAATTCTATGACAAAATTAAGTCAAGAGTTATCGTTCATGGTTATGGTAACACATCAGACAGGGAAATGGTAAAATAATATGGCAGTAATGATTACACTAGCAATAGCATTAAGCCTCGCAGGATTAGCAACTCTGATCACAGCTGACGATCACAAT